ATCAATTGTCATCATTTTCTCCTTTTATTTATCTAGTGGTTAAAAAATCTTATCGTCCTTGTCCTCGATACCTCTTTTTTTGGCTTCTGCGTTTATGTTTATTTCGGCCATTACCGAAAGACCGAGGGCCACTCCCGATACTGGTCTTTTTATTCTTTCGTTTTCGTTTTGCTCTTTCGTCATAAACAAATATCTTTTGACGTTTAACCCGAACCATTCAACTTCCTTGTTGATTTTTGTTTTAAATCGAATCGATCCCAGTTAAATATATTGATCAACTTTCTCTCCACATTGGGGATTGAGTTCCAGGTATCAATCTCGGCTCTGGTACGTCCACAACCAGAGCAGTATGAATCACTAGATATAGCCAAATTACTACAGCGACCAGTACAAGGGTTATCTGCCAACGACTCACTGTAGTTAGCCATGACTCCTGTTCCTTCGTCTAAACCGATCTATGAGCGTTTGTTTGGGTAAATTCTTATAAACTTTCCATTGTTTCTCTGTTTTACAATCGAAATAATCTATATCGCCATTCAGATATTTTCTTTCAATTACTCCATTATTTAAGTGTAGGTATTTAATACCCCTGGACCATTCTTCCGCTTCCAGTTCTAATCTTTGTCTTTCTACTTGATCTCTGTATTCAGTCATTGTTCTCTCCTGTTAATAGTTCCAACCAATCCTCTAAAGGAATAACTGCCGTCATACGATTATCGTTTTGAAAACAACCCTTATATGCGTAATAAGGTATGCAAACCTTTTTTCGCTTGAAATGGGTTAAAACAAGGGCAGGGGTGGTATCTTTTGCCTGTTCACAAACTTTAGACCAGGGCGAACTTGTCCTGGCTATATAAGACGGATCATCACTGACCGCTATCGTCCAAGTTGGTAATTTCCCCATTCTCGCTGTCTCTTTCTAAGTCGTCTAAAGCCTTCCGTAAGAAGTTAGAAACAATGACTTTTATATCTTGTTGTCTGAACTCTGCCAGAGTCTTTAATTCGGTGTGTAAAGCAGGATCAACGTAAACTGATCTGCTTGTAGGTATATTTTTATTTTCTTCCATTCATCAAATAGTAGTAATAATGTTTGCAAATTACACATACATAGGCATAATTACAACTACAAAGAGGTACATTTAACTACAACCCCTCTTTGATGGAGAGAAAAATGAAAAAAGTAACTCAAAAACAAAAAGCAAACAAAGTGCTTGCTGAAATATGCAAAGACATAAAAGTAAAAAAATTCCTAGAAGAAAGAGACCTGTTGAAAGAAAGGCTCGTTTCAGAGGGGGATAATTCTTTTGATACCTATTTTAAAGAGTCGCAGAAGTTAAGAAAAAAACACAACATAGTAACTGCAATAGGAAGGGGCGGCTCCATAATAAATAAAGCAAGGGAAGTGGCATAAGCCACTTTCTTAGGGAGAGAATAATGAAAGTTTTAATTGGTTGCGAAAAAAGTGGGGTAGTTAGAGACGCATTTTTAGATCAAGGTTACGATGCCTGGTCTTGTGATCTGCTACCCTCAGAGACACCATCTAACCGACACATTCAAGACGATGTGCGTTACGTTCTACAATCCGAATCCTGGGACTTACTCATGGTGGCCCATCCACCTTGCACTCGACTTTGTAACAGTGGGGTTAGGTGGCTAACAGTTCCACCACCAGGAAGAAACTTAGAAGAACTCAATGAAGAACTTGAAGAGGGATCGCAGTTCTTTGCTGATATGTGGAATGCAGATGTTCCCAGGGTAGCTGTTGAGAATCCTGTCATGCACAAACACGCTAAGAAAAGGATTCAACAATATTCAGATATAGAGTTTCCCTGGAAGGCCACTCAAACAGTCCAACCCTGGCAATTTGCAGAAGCCGAAGAAGGGCCAGATAACGTCAAGAAAAGAACCTGCTTTTGGTTAAGGGATTTACCCCTGCTAGAAGCAACCGGCAACCTGGACGGCAGTTCTGCCAGGGCCGACATACATAACGAAGGGCCATCCCCACAAAGAGCCGAGAATAGAAGTCGCTTCTTTCCAGGTATGGCAAACGCTATGGCTACTCAATGGGGTGGTCATGCAATTAGAACAACTTAGGAGAGAATAATGGAGACACTACAAATAAAAAATCTAACCAATACTGAAATAGAGCAAGAAACCCAATGGAGAAAAGCCTGGATAGAAGGAGCCATTTCTTGCGAACCAGAACTTGAGCAAATCAAAAAGGATTATCTATTATTGCTCGAAGAAGATTTAAAAAGAAACGAAGAAGAAATTAAAGAACTTTTGGCAATTTATCGTTTATTAAAAAATAAACCAAAGAACCTTAACAAAGCCGAAAGAAGATTAAGAAAACTTAAAAAGAATTAACAAGGAGAGAATAATGAAAAAGATGGCCTATAGACGCAAACCAAGATTTCCCCAACTGGAAAACTATATATGGCAATTTGGTTATTGCTTAATTATGTTTAGTTTTCTGTTTTTTTTCTTATATCAATTAGGAGTTTAATTTGAGATATATAAAACCCTTTCTCTATGGGGAGAAAGTAAAAACAATCCCTGTTAGCAGTATATTTAGTTATGGCTACGAAAATGGCTACACCGCTATTTATACTAATTTAAGAACCAGGCCATTTCTAGCATGTGCAAGTGCAGATGAAATAGCCGAAGAAATGTATGGAGAGAATGATGGTAGGTAAGAAAACATGGGACTATGGGGCCAGTTGTTCAATCCTTCCTGGTATTGCAGGGATTGTTCCTTATGAAAATATGAGTAGAGCAAACTTATTGAGTAAGGCTATAAGAGCAAAAGACGGAGAGAATGTTAGAGATGAATTTAATCCTGGCCCTGCTACTAAGATGGCTATGGAGTTAGGAGATTTGTTTGAAAACGTCATTTTAGAGCGTTGTGTGTCCACTTTGGGCCTACTCATGCCCGACTTCGATGTGGATTTCGCCGTACAGCACGAAGAAATACCGCTTCAAGGCTCAATGGACGGATTTGCCTTCGCAGGAGATAAACTTCGCATAGAACACGATCCCGCTAATGGCATTTATGTCATGGGGTCTAATCTAGCTGAAATGTCAGGTAAGGTTATCCTGGAATGTAAAGTAACCAGGGATTACCCCGAAGAAGAACCCAAGCTGTTTCGTGGGCCTATGCAACTGCAAGGCTTAATGGACATAGAAGGGGCGAAATGGGGTGTTTTGTGTGTGCTTTATCAGTCCACCACCTTAAGAATGTTCATTTATCATCGAGACGAAGTGATGGTTAAGGAAATTCATAAATTGGTTAAAGACTTTGATCGTAGAGTTAAAAACAAAGACCCATATCCACCTGTTAATCCAAGTGAAGCGTTAACTATTTGGCAACAGGCAGAAGTTAATGCTGAACCCGTTGAGTTACCCGAAGAAGCCGAAGATCAAATTGAATTGATTGAATTGGCTACTGAGTCCATTAAAAAATGGACGGATATTAAAAAGGAAGCTACGGCAAAAGTGATGGCTATGATGGAAGAGAATCCTTATGGGGAATTGTGGAAGTCTAGACAGGGCGAAAAGGTCTGTTATCAAGTCAGATGGCCCATGAGACATTACAAGGCTCAAGATGAAAAAGTAGTCCCTGCGAAGGACGCTTATTCTGTCCGTCAAAAGACTTTAAATATCAAAGAGGTGGTTTATGAAGATTCTGAATAAAATACCAGAACGATCTAAATACGCTGAATATATGAAAGCCTTAGAACCAGGAAAAGCAATAGCTGATCTGGATTACAAGACCGCCCAAGGATTGCGTTGGGCCTTGTATAAAAACAACTGTAAACCCACTATAAGAAAACAGGAAAACGGCTTATATACAGTTGGGTTGGTTTTTAGACATTAAAGTTAGGAAGGGAAGGGGCAACCACTATAGATAGGATTTTATTTATTCTTGGAGAGAATGATAGTTGCCCCAAATTCCCTATTAACGATAAGTGCCATTTCAAAAAAAGCAACTATTCTTCAATCGGCTTTAATATAGGAGCGTTATTCAACTCTTCCAACGTCTCTTGTAACGACTCAAATTCTTCTTCTTTGGTGGGGGATTCTTCAAACGTATAGTGTCTTTGATTACCCGTATTTGGCTTAAATAAGCACACTTTCTCTGGGTAAAATACCAGGGCAAAAATGTCATTTCTGGATTTGTAATACTGTTCGGTTCTTTGGGGTCTATTGGCATGAAAACGATACCTTAAACCGCCTTTTGTCTTGGTTTGCGAGACTGTTTTAACTTGTACTTTATAAAGTCGGTTATTGTGATCCAGAATTAGATCGTAAGGGGTGGTGTGAGAGCAATTCGTTACAAAATCACACCATTCAATCAGTACACTTTGAACATAACTCTCGCCTAATGCTCCTAGCCTGGAATTGTGGTTGTTTATTTTAGTTTTAGTTTTGTTTCCCATACATCCTTGTCTGCCGTTTCCAATAAATGAGCGTTATAAATAGCACGTTCTCCCACTTGTTTTGCGTAACGGGAATCAAGAACTTGCTTTCCTGCTTCTTCCCATTTTTCTTCCTCAATGGCTTTAAGCATTTTTTTAAATTCTAAATGTGTGGGTAGACCCAGGTTAAATCACATATCCGCTAATACTAATTGAGAATTTATGGGTAGATCGGGAAAAT